TTGACAGCATCTTTAGCGTGGGCATAAAAAGCCTTTGCAGTAAGGAAGTTGGCAGAGGTGAGTTCAACCTCATTCAAAGAACGAAGCAGAGCGTTGGTAATTTCTAGATAGTTATATGCCATGTCATTGCTCCTTAATGCGAAGTTTTACTGTTCGCTCCGCAATAGAGCCGCTACTGTCAGTAATGCGACAATAAATTTTATATTCTATATTGTTAGTACCAAGTGCTAGATTGATAGTGGCAACGGTATTGGTATTAGTGTTGGCAACATTCTGAAGTCCGTTAACAACGCTACCCGATGTAAACGCTGTCTTCACTCCAGTAGAACTATCGACGAACCAGCTTACACTGCCAATAGTGACACCATCACCCAACCAGCGTGACCAATCAACGCTGTAGTCAAGTTGTTCATCTTTGTCCTTATTAGGCCACCGATACGACATGTTAAGTTCCTATATTTACTGTGCGGTCTTTGCTCGTTGTACCACGACTTACGTACACTTGTCTAACCTCTCTTGCCACAACAACTTTTCTGTCAATAGTCGTTGGCTTTGTTTCAATATGCACTACTCTAGGCTGAGCTTCAACGTAAACATATCTGTTAATTGCAGGCGTCTTTGGTTCAACATAAACAATCCTGCTTTTATCGAAGCTATCTCTTACAGCTTCAAAATTAAACTCAGTGGTGTTGACGGTAACACTGCCAAAGTTTTTTGTTAACTCATATCCTGAAACATCAAATCTACAATCCAGAGAAAATATCGGTGTTCCAATAACCGCTGTTTTAGAAACACCAGATAGAACAACAAGTTCATCCATCCTTATATCGGATTGATAGAACGTCTGTGCGTTATTGTACCTTATCGGTTGAAGAATATAATCTTCAATAACAACTGTAGGAGTGTAGAGTGTATTGCTATTAGTTAGCAGCGCAGGGAGTAGTTCATACTCTACCAATACATTCGCTGAATAGAACGTCTTAGCATTCGTGTACAGCGAAGGAAGTAGCGTAATGTCTATGGAGACAGTCGAGCTATAAAACGTCTGCGTGTTGACAACAAGGCTCGGCAGCAAATTATTATCTGCCTGCACTGTAGCGCTATAAAACGTCTGCGTATTTGTTACTAGAGATGGGTTTAGGACATATATTGCGCCTACCGTCGCTGAGTAGAAAGTGTTTGTATTGGTATAGAACGCTGGAGATAGATTCTGAGACGTAACAAGTTGCGTAACAGTCGCAGAATAGAACTGATTGGTGTTGTCGTATCTGGCAGGAGTAAACGCATTTACTGCAGAGACAACAGCCGAATAGAAAGCGTTGGCATTGTCGTAACGTACAGAAACCAGCGCGTTGCTGGGCGCAGCCGTGACTGAGTAGAAAGCGTTTGTGTTGTCATATCTACTCGGCTGCAACGTATTAGTTGCGCTGACTGTTGCGGAATAGAAAACGTTTGTGTTGTTGTATTTGGCTGGAGTTAGCGTATTTGTTGTCGCTACCGTAGCCGAATAGAACGTATTGTTATTATTGTACCGAGCCGGTGTTAATGTGTAACTTGACGCAACAGCGATTGAGTAAAACTGATTTACGTTGTCATATCGTACTGGAGTCAGCGTAACTGCTACAGTGACTGTGCCTGCGTAAAATGTATTGGTGTTGTTGTAACGCGCTGGAATTAGCGTGTTACTTGTTGCCACCGTTGCGGCATAAAAGGTGTTTGTATTTTCGTATCGCGAAGGCGTCAGCGTATTTGACGCATTGATGATCGCAGCATAGAACGTATTAGTGCTGTCGTAACGAACAAGCGACAACGTATTGCTAGCAGCAACTGCAGCGGCATAAAACGCACTGGTGTTGTTGTAACGAGCAAGCGATAACGTATTGCTGGCAGCAACTGCAGCAGCATAGAACGTATTAGTGTTGTTGTAACGAGCCGGCTGAAGCGTTACTGCGCCGGCTGAGACGGTGGCGCTGTAGAATGTCTGGCCGTTGTCGTAACGGGCCGGCGTCAGCGTTTGTTCAGCCGGCCCCGCTGTGCCCTGCCCTAAAAGCAGCGGCAACAGCATTTAGAAAACCTCGAAAGTGATCTCGAACGACAGGTTACCGACCGAGGCCACGGAGCCTTGCACGAACCGCAAGCCAGAGTTCTCGCGCACGATCAGGTCAGCGCCCTCGTTGCGTACAAACTCCGCACCCAAGGTGCCAGCAATACCGGACGGCGCCGAGGTTTCCTCGGTGAACACCCAGCGCTGACCAACCAAGGCACCTGCGGTGGCACCGCCTGTGGGGGAGGACCGCGCCGTGATGTTGGCCGACAGTGCGGCGTTGGCGGTGTCCATCGTGCTCAGAGTGATGGCTGTCAGCGATGTGCCGTTTGTAGTCGCGGCAGTACCACCCGTGCCCACTGCCGTGGTGCGAGTCAGGTTGACCTCAACACCTAGCGTGCCGGTGACTGCCGTGTCATTGTCCACATAGCAGTACGCCGACAAGACACGCAAAGACACGCCGCTGCCCGTGGCGTTGAACAGGTCAAGAAACACCTTGTTCGCGCCCACCGCTTGGCTGGGGCAAATCAGACGGTACTGAGGCAAGCTGCCATTGATGTGACCGTCAGGCATTGCCAGCATGACAACCTGATACTCTTTGGCCGACACTAGCTGCGTAGCAACCGTCGCCCCTGTGCCGGGGGTGACAGCAATCGAGTCGTTGGGCAGCGACATGATTTACCTTAGAGCTGGAAGATGCCGCTGGCGTTCCAAGTGATGCCGATGTTTCCGCCGTTGGGTGTAACCGGCAAACCCGTGACACCAGTATCAATATATGCAACCAACGGGGATGTACCAGCAGTGCCGGTATCAACATAGATTACCAACGCTTCAACGGAGTTGCCGGTTACTGATGTGAATGTTACATCGGCACCGTCGAACACACCGTCAGTCACCGTCTTTGTCGCGCCAATTGTCTGGGCTGTGCCGACAACACCAGTTAGCGAAGTCAGAAATTGGTGTGCTGCGTTGTACGTATAAGTTCCCGTATCAACCAATGCAACCTTCACTGTTCCGGTGAGAAGGTTAGTATTGGATGCGGCACCAAGGATAGTTTCCTTGTACTTTGGATAGATCGCGTTTGCCATATCTTATTACCTTTGTTAATTAATTCTAATAATGGCATCTGTGCCATTAGCTGCAGGCATCTGCACAACAAAAGAACCATTGGTGGAAATCTTGTCTCCACCGAAATCAATAGTAGCAATGGCTTTATTACTCTTACTACTATTATAGATTAGAGCACCTCTAGCAGTGATAGTGGCACTACTCCACGTTGTATCACTAAAATCTACAATGGCAACACTGCCATCTAAAGAAATACTAGCACCGCTCAACGTATTACCACCAGCAACATAGCCTGCACCTACCACTTCATTACTTGTAATGTATGCTGTAGTGCTGTCATCCAACGTAGCAGCGCTCGTATACAGCGCAATTTTAATTACATCAGTATCTAGATCGTGAATACCACCAAGCAACTCTTGCTTAAAACTATTACAAACTGCTGATGTAATTGCCATGATATTCCTAAAACAAAAAAAACAGAGACAGCAGCATAGCCACCGTCTCTGTTGTTAACACAGCTTAAGCCAGAGTGTCGCGATCAACAGTACCGGGAGCAGCCCAGTCCTTATTGACGTCAACAATGACAGCAAACACGCGACCAGTGATAACGCCGGGAGAACCAGAGATGGTAGTCACAACGTCGATGGTGTCGTTAGCAGCAACCACACCAGCGGTAGTACCGATCTTGATGGTGTTAGCAGCGGTGTTGTCGAAGCTAATGTCGTTAGCGAACACGGTGGTGCCATCGGTGATGTCCATCGTATACGTAGTGACATCAGGCACCGTAGTATAGTTTTGGAAACCGACAGCCAACACCAGAGTGCCAGCGCCCACAGGGATGCCTACAGCGGTACCAGACGAGGCGGCAAGCGACACATCCTTTTCCACAATATAGGCGCGATTACGAACAGATTGAACAGCAGCCATTATTTTTCCTTTCAAAAGGAGGGGGCCGAAACCCCCTCTTTACATTACGCCACGTTGTACTTAGCGCGGACAATTGCTTCAGGGCGAAGCAGCTTGCGACCGTAGACATGCATACCACGAACGATGTCAGCAAAGCTGTCAGGATCGCGATAGGTTTCAGTCTTGGTGATGGTCTCAGCAGTAGCCACAGCCGACTCATGACCGGCAACGATGATGCCGTAGTTGTCGTTCTGGTTAGCTGTACCAGCGGTGCCGGGACCAGTGCCGATAGCGGGCAGGTTGTTCGACACATACACCTTGAAGCCGTGCAGGTTGCTCAGCACAAGACCGTTCTGCAGACCAGAGCCACCGAAGTCGCTGTTGAGCAGACGGCTGTCTTCGTCCTTCAGCATTTCCACGAAGATCGGGTCAACCACAATGAAACGACCGTTTGTATCAACGTTTTGTTGATCAAGCAGACGAGACATGCGAGAGATGATCATCAGCGGCGACACGCGGTCAGTTGGCAGAGAAGTCGTACCCGGCAGACGCGGAGTCACAGGGATGGAATGCTCACCAGCAGACGCTGTCGTGATGTTGGCGAAAGAGCCCTTCTTCAGCTTCATCGAAGCCAGCAACTCATCGCTGTCAGCCGTAGACACAGCAGCCGTACCAGAAGCGGTAGTACGGGCAACGGTGGCATTAGCATTCAGAGCAGCTTGTTGGAAGCCAGTGATGTAGCCCAGAACGTCTTGGTCGTAGTTGTCCTTCAGACGATAGGCAGCACGATCAGACGCCAGCGACATCCAGCTAATGTGCGATTGAGAAGCTTCGATGTCATCAACCTTGAACGCGAAGTAAGCCGACTTGTCCACCACCAGCGTGAAGTCGCTATCGTCAAGGTCTTGAGCCGTAACTTGAGTGCCACGGGCATAGTTCTTGACAGCGATTTCAGGTTCCTTGATGATCTTCACCGAATCGCCCACATTGGCGATTTCGCCAAAGTAGTCGTTATTCGTGATAGCTTCAACAACGGAAGACTTACGGAAAGCAAGCTGAACTTGCTTGGAATAGATAACCGGCGACCAGTTACCGTTAGGAAGATTGCCCCAATCCG